AAGGTAAAAAAATATATAAAAATCAATTATTCTTTCTCTTCTTTTTCTTCTTCTTTATACTTACCCTCTTTTTTCATCTTTTCGATGATTTTCTTTTGGAGTGCAGGAGCAAGTTTCTTTTGTTTTTCAGTAAGCTCTCCCTTGCTATCGTCCATCATCATAGCTCGCATTTTGCCATATTGCACAGCACAAGCACTGTAAGTCTCCTTGTCTCCCATCCCAGCGGTATCTGTGAATGTTTTATCTTCCATAGCGCACATGCTCATATATGATTTATAAACAGCCGCTTCTGCTTCAGAATACTTCTTGGCGATAGTGACTTCCATTTCTCCAGCATCATTGACGCTAGCCTGACTTTGTAAGGGATTTTCGAAATTATCCATAGTATAATTAGGTTACATTATTATAATACACTAGAAATATTAAATAAATGGAAAAAGTAGCTTTCTTAAATTTGACTATAAATTCTTTCACCCAGAACAATGTTTGGAAAAAATTTATTGATGGTGGCAGTAATGATGTATTTAATTTATATTTGCACTCCAAGTTCAAAGCTCCAAGCTTGTTTTCTGATTATCAGATAGAAAATATTGTACCAACAGCTTGGGGTCATTTCTCATTAGTTGAAGCAACTATAGAATTAATGAAAGCAGCTTTGGAAGATGAGGAGAACGAGTATTTTACTTTAATTAGCGATTCTCATTTCCCCTTGTATGATTTGGATTCTACAGTAAATTTAATAAAAGAAAGGTATAAAAGAACAACATTCACAAAACATTTCAGCTTTCATACAAAGGTAAAAAGTCAAAAAATATTCAGAGAAGGGGTTAGGGGTTATAATTTTGGAGAATATAATGCAGTTTGTCAGTTTTTCGTTTGTCGCAGAAAAGACGCGATTAGGTTTGTTGAGACTTTTGATGATTGGTCCAAGTATTTCGTAAAGAATAAGGTTATTTTTGCCGATGAATTTTATTTTTGGGGAGTTGCAAAACAGTTGGGCATGGATTTTGAGATGGGACAAGCTACAACATATTCTGATTGGAGTGTAAGAAAAGATTCGAAGGGTAATGTTAGCAGGAATCCAAGGGCTTTTGATAAAATTAGCAAAGGTGTGGTTGACACTTATCGTAAAGATGGGTATCTCTTTGTCAGGAAGATCGTACCCTCCACTTTTGTGATGGTAGATCCTTTAAATTATTAATTGAAAAAAATGGATAATACAGTAGAATTATTAGGATACTATGGTAGTGACGAAGTAATCGCTTGTAGTGCTTGGACATCAACTTCAAGAGACTTAGATGAAAAGAAAAGACAGAGAATTCCGAAGCTCATCGACATGCTTTGGAGCAACGGACACGAGACCCCTTTTGAAAAAGGTAGCGTCCATTTTCTTGTTGATTGCGATATTGCCAGTCATATTCATTTACTTAAGCATAGATTATCTTCTCTCAATGCAGAATCGGCACGATACAAAGAACTAAAAGAGGATAAAATGTTTATTCCTGAAGATTGGCCAGCTTTTTGGCAGGAAATGTTAGTGTCTTATACACAAAAAGGGAATGAGCTTTACCACCAATGCATCGCTGAACTTGAGCCAGAGTTAGGGCGTAAACGAGCAAAGGAATCCGCACGGTTCTTTAAAACTTACAATAGTCGCATCCAAGCAGACGTTCAATTTAACATGAGAAGCTTTGCCAACTTCCTAAAACTTAGGAATAGTGAACACGCTCAAAAGGAAATCAGAGAAATTTCTCAGAAAATGCTTGATCTAGTAAAGAATATTGAAGATAATCCATTCAGACATACCTTAAATAGTTGGGGTTATTAAATTATGCAAATTAAAAAAATTGAACTCCGCTCTCTTCAGCAAGTTCGTACTTATGAGTTGGAGGACGGAGATATTATTGATAACTTTGGGTCTATAGAAAGATTCCAGAATATCCTTGATGACTCTGAACAGCCTACAGAGGAGGAAGATGAAATGTTATCTAAGATTCTGAGCAATTGTCCATTAGAGGAAGACAATATTATGGGTGGTATTGAAGAGTCATTTTTTGAATACGAATAAATTGCGAATTATGGAATACGCTTATATAAATACAGTTGTCAATAACCAGAAGAAAAATAATGCTTCTCTCGTTTACTTCCAGATTAGTTCTGATGACGGAAGGCATTTCTTATTCACAGAGAATGAATTGAAAAGGGCTGAATCTCGCGCGAAAAAGAATCCAGAAGATATTAAGGTGCGAGAAATAACATTTATTAAAGATTAGTTTGATGTCTAAAAGTCCTGACAATTTCATTCGACCACCATTTCAAGATCCTGTCTGTGAAAATAAATCTTTTATTCGTTTAGAGCATTCGTCATTGCGTTATTATTTAGATGATGCTTGCCTAAAGCTGCATCGAACTGATGGCCCAGCGGTTATTCATAATAATGGTTGTATAGAATATTGGAATTTTGGGCAGCTACATAATATTTCTGGCCCAGCGATCAGAACCCCCATTGGAACAGAGGTTTATTATTTATTCGGGCGCAGACTCGACCATAAAAAATGGTTATATTGCAAGGAGAGATATTCGCTTGACAATTCCGACACAAATAGTGTAATAAAAGTTCATGAAAATAACAGGTAAGCAAACAGTAGAGATTGAGATCTCAGAAGCTCAGAGACATTTGATTGCTTTGGATTATATTTCAGAGATATTTAAATGGGATACAGATTATTTTATTGAAGATGGTTGGGTTATTAAGAGAGAGATAGCGCACACGTCACATTCTTTTGAGTTAAAGAATAAGGTTAGAGAGGCCAGCAAAAGAGACCAATGCCTTTATGATATATTTAAAGTGCTAAGAAAACAGTCTTTTTAATCATGGTCACCTCACCCATTAAAAACACTACCATCTCCAGTATAGCGTAGACCCGCATCATATGGAGAAATATAAAGAGATTCTGGCATGTTCAGGTCTCTTATTTTTTTATTGAATTCACGAACAATATGATCATTCAGTTCAGAGGCATCATTTGTACCATAAAAACCAGTGACTTCTGCCCTGTAACTAACCCAATCTCCAGAAGTTAAACTAAAGTCGCAGTGAATCTCTCCTTGTTTTTGTCTAGGCATATTATTCTATACACAAAAAAGCCCCAAGTTTAAACAGGATTTTGCCAAATAAGGAGGGGGCGAATTGGCTTACGAAAAATAATATTCGATGGCATCATTTGAAATCGGAAATGTATAAGAAAATTCTAATGATGCATTATCGTCTAAAGAATGAGAATGGCTTACAGAATTTAAGAAACAATTGTGAACTTTTATATTTAAATTTGGATTTGTAGAAGCAGAACCCAAAGCAGTCTCTGATATTACAAAAGTAAAGTTTCCTTTTTTAGCGACTAAGCTTGATAAATCTAAAGTCTCTTCAACTTTATTTTTAAGAATAGATATATTTAAAGATCCTTGTGCTGGTAATACAGGGTATCTTCTTTTCGCTCCTCGTTCTCCGACTCTGATTGTGGGTCTTCTCTCTATACCTACGGAAATGGAAGCAGATTGAATGGGATAGTCTGTAGAATTTATTCCTTCAGCTAGGCTTGTGGTAAGAGTTATATCTTGTGGGCGGAAAATATTTATTTTAGAAGAATCTATATCTGCATCTTCATATGACTCTGACGAATCTACAGACAAGGAATCACACTGATATCCATATTTGCCTATAGCGAATTCTCCGACGGTAAAATCCAATGAAAAGTTTGTGAGATTTGCTTTATTGAAAGTGGTTTCAGCAGTAGCATCTTTTAGTTTTATACTAGACTCATCTGAACTCAAAAACTTCAAGTAGTTCCCATCCTTGTCTAAAACATGATCATTTACAATAAATTCTATAGATGTATCAATGGGCTGATCTGCTGTTAAAATATAATCCTCTTGTTTGTAAGACCCTAGTTTCCTTAGCTCTTGAACATTTTTTGGGTTCTCATAGTTGAAAGATTGAACTCCTCTTATCAAAGTATTATCAATATATACTTGGCTCTCATGAGAATGAACTCTTGTTACAGAAGGCATATCTTATATTACACAAAAAACCCACTCCCGTAGGAAGCAGGTTTTTAAAGTAAATGAATTTTTAATCGTTTTTACTTGATCTTACGCCCATAATGATTCACAAAACTTTGCAGACTATCTAGATCTTTGTATTCAATCTCGTACCTAGCCTGATCATAAGTAAAATTATTAGTTTTGGTTCCAGCTTTCTTTAGTTTAGCTATTTGGAAAAACCTTTCTTTAGAGATTACTCCGCAAATCCAAACTTTGCTGAAGTCATTTTTGACTCTATTGAAAATATAATAATCAGCTGACCTCTTCTTCTGCTCCTGATATAGAGTGGCACTATAATAACCTAAAGGTTTTGAGTTGCAACCTTGGGACTTAGCGTCCAGAGACATTGAATTAAAATGGAAATCAACATTTAAATCGTCGCTGTATTTAATGTTAGGGAATTGATGGTTGATACATACTTCAGCCAAGTAGCCTGTAGTTTTTTGCCGATCACTGTTGAGCCTATGAGTTCCCCTGTCTCCAAATCTTTCAGCAGCTTCTGAGGTTCTCCTTTTAGCTTCTTCCCATATTTCTGGGGTAACTTTTACTTCAATCATTTGTTTTTTTAAGTTCAGATCTTTGTTCCATAAGCATCGCTTTAGCTAATATCGCGTAATTTACGATATCATCACAAGCATCTTCGACGCTCTCATTTGAGACCTTTAACTCCTTATCATTTGTGAAAGACCTAATCCTTTGAATCTTGTCAATGACTCTAAGTAGTAAGCCTTGCACTGGATCAATTCCAAGTACAGATGCAGCATTAAAATTAGCGAAGGGGTCGGTAGCTTTTTCTCCACCAGTGTAATCGCTATTTTTTTGTCTCATGATTTTCCTGCAAGTTTCGCAGGTTTTTTCATGCAGTTTCAATAGTTCTTCAGTTGTCATAAGATTTTTTTTCTTCCATTTTTTGGATGTGCTTCTCCCAGATATCTCCAGTTTCGTATTGTTTTATTTTTACTTTTTCTCTCTCGACTCTTTGTAAAGCTAAGTTGGCCCTTGCTGCCCAATATATTTGGAATGGGAATTTAAACCAGCAGATTAATCCAACTACAACCCCAAGGGGTATTCCGACTACAATTGATCCAATTATTATTAATAAGTTTTCAAATTTTTCTCTCATAAATTAAAGTATTCTTTCATTAAAATTAGTAATATCGAAACCCAAAGTCCAATAGCATATCCAGTAGATAAAGCGAAAATTGTGTTTCCGAATATTATTTTTTTTATTTCACGGTATACCACTTTGGCTTTTCGCTGTATTGCCATTTTGCCATATAGGATTTATCATGATTGTAATACTCACGATACTTTTCGACAACAGAAAGAGTTTCGAAGTTTGGTAGTTGTCTGCATCTTTGATCTTGAGCAATGGCTACAGCAAATTCTGTCTGCTCTTGTTTGTCGAAGTGTAAGCGATGTTTGTTCTCCAGAATCCAAATCAAAGTATCTGTGCTTTTATGACGTTTACCATATCTTCTAGTATATTCGTTAAGTAAAGACGCTGTATGCTGAACGAGCCACTCAAAGTTACCACGAGACTCTCTAGCCCAGATCGCAGATGGATGGTTGTAGTGAGTCTTCTTATATGGTGCTTCAAGATCCTGCATCCAGAATGCAGTGCAGAGAAGTTGGCTACATTCAAGAATCATCTTGACACAGTGTTTGTCGCAATGCTGACGAGCAGCAATTTCGGGGTCTTTGTCTAAGCAGAATATATTCATGTCTGGGCTAATTTAAACGCTTAAAAATTGAAGTCAAGCATCTTTTCCCTCATTTGTGTGTAAGGCTACCTCAATCTCACCCCTAGCAAATTTCAGCCCAATCACGAGAAAGTCCCAAAGACTACGGTCATACTTCTCAGTTAATTCTAATTTTTCTTTGGTTTCTGCGTAGAGATTAGCTTGAGCTTCTTTTAATTGACTCATTTTTACCCTAGCTTTATCTAATATTTCTAATTTTTCTTCTGAACTCATCAAAATATTCTCAATGTTCTGTCCCTTTAGTCAAGATCAAAGTGTAATTATTTAAGATGAAAAGGCTTTCTTCAGTCGAGGTTTTAAATAAAAAAATAAAAATTATTTACGAGGAAATGGAGGACTGGGGGGAGTGCTTTATGGACGATAAGCTAATTAAATTGAATAAAAAATGCCTAACAGATCCAGAACAGCACTGGTGGACATTGGTTCATGAAGTGACGCACATGATTTTTGAGATGACGGGTATAGCTTTCATGGAATTGAACGACGAAGAGGCTTATGTAAGGTGTGTAGAGAATTTAGTTATTCCTTGGGCGTTGAATAACAGTGGGTTAAGAAAAAAGTGATTTTTTAATCAAAAAGGTGTTGACCCGCCTGAGAATTGTGATATTCTCTGGGCATGGAAATCAACGAGATATTCAAAGAAGCAATTGGGCAAGAGTCAGTCAAGCGCACTTTGAGTGTATTCATTGACTCTTACAAGGCGACAAACCGTTTGCCGTTTATTAATCTCACTACCCAGAAGGGTGGAGGTAAAACCTTTTTCGCTCGTAAGTTCCGCGAGGCTCTTGAGCGTCCAGATGGCACTCGTCCTCCAATGCTTGAGATTAACGGTAAGACAATCAGAAACGCTCGTGCGTTCTTTGAGCAGGTTTACCCATTGTGGGTTGAGCATAGTGCTTTTCTTTTTATTGATGAGGGGCATAACATCCCCAAGGACTTGCAGGAAATTTTCTTGACAGCACTGAACGTGGACAAAAATCCAGTTAGGACTGTGACTACAGAAGAGGGAACTTTCACATTTGATTTTTCGAAGCTTTCACTTTGCATGGCGACAACAAATCAAGAAAAGCTTTGTGAGCCACTGAGAGATCGACTTAGAGATATTTCTTTTGAAGATTATTCTGGAGAAGAGCTTTACAAAATCTTTGAATCTAATCTAGAAAAAAAGGTGCAGATTGATCCTGCAACGAAGCAGGAGATCATTTCTGTATTGAGAGGAAACCCAAGGGACGCTGTAGTCAAGGCTCAGGACGTTCAGACGTATGCTTCCGCCACTAAGACGAAAGTCTTCACTAAGACCCTCTGGTCTGAGTTCTGTAAGGCGATGGGGATTAATCCAATGGGCTTATCAAACTCTGAGATTCAGATCGTTAAGACTCTGAGGGATAGGGGAGCAATGACACTCAATGGACTCTGCTCTATTACAGGATACCAGAAGCAAGCAATCCAGAGGGACTACGAACAAATCTTAGTCAGGAAGAACCTCATGCAAATAGATGTCAAGAGAAAACTCACTGGAGAAGGTATTGTATTTTCTCGAACAATTTAATGAAAAAAAACTTGACCCTAAGATAAAACCTACTATTATATGACCATGAACGACGAACTAGACACTAAGATCGACATCTCAATCAACGGCAAAAAGATCAAAGCAGACAACCTTTGGGATATCGTCTGCATCTTTGAGAAAGCTCTCAAAAATGCGTCCCTCTTGGACTCTGGAGATAGCCTTGAGATCTTGAGCAGAGAAGCTAGTGCTGTTGCATCTAAATGCGGATACTAATCTCCTAAACAAAAAAAAACAAACCAACTAATAAAATGGCAAAACGTGGAAGACCCAAAGGTGGCACATCATTTGTGAACATCAACCTAGAGCAACTGAACGACTTGTTTGGTAGAAAGCAGACAATCCCTGTATCAAGAGTTTGGCTGGAGAAATTAAATGTTGTTATTGACTCTGCTCCTACAGCAGTAGTTACCAGCAGCGAAGCTCCTACAGAGGAAGCCTCAAAGATTGACATCAAGCTAGAAGCATAATGTCTGAAGTCAAAACATACAATGTTTACAGTCGTAAGGGCGATTGGATGGGCGGGTATTCAACTGACCTTGAGAAAGTGAATCCCTCCATCAATTGCTTGGAGATGGCAAAGCAAAATGCTATACAATGTAAAGGAAAAGTCATGGCACTTTTTCAAGATGGATCAGAAAAAGAAATATACCCAGAAAAATGAAATTAACATACGAACCAACGACAGATAACTGGTCTTCGAAGAAAGACCCGAAATTCATGCAAAGCACTTTGAGTCTTGAGCACCCAATGGATGACATGACCCTTACAGACTTTATGGATACTATGGTTGTCCCTATGCTGAAGTCTATGGGCTACTCTCAAGTGAGTATTAACTCAGTCATTAATACAGATGACGATGCTTAAGTTCTAGTTGATTATTAAAAAATGAAAACAAAATTATTCCTAGCGACAGCACTCCCGCTTTGGGCGCTCGCAACTTGGAGTTGCTTTAGGAGTCCTGAGACCAGAACAGTAACTGAAGAAAAGATTATTTATCCAGAAAAAGTCGAGGCTTGTGTATCTCTCACTAAGTTCCAGCTTGAGAAGATGCTCAGTCACTTCGAAGAAGATGATCATCCTTCTGAGATGAAACGATTTAAGAGCTTAGTCAAGCGAGAAGGATCTGGTTGGAGGATCTCTTCGACTCACTTAGCGAAGGGTGCAGAAAAATATTCTCTTCCAGATGGTAAGTTCTTTGTGGTTGATGCTTCTTTCATCGACTATCATGGAGACTTCAAGGATTGTATTAACTACGCTCACAGTTATAAAGACAATCACGAATATATTGTAGTATCAGCCAAGTAGATTTTGAAAGTATGAAGACCTTAATTTTATTTGTTTCTGTTTTTATCTGTAGTTGCGGGTATTCGCAGAAAGATTTTCTTTGGGATAGATTGGAATTGACTCATCCAGAATCAGAAATTAATTATGTGGCTCTGGAAGCTTCTGATCATCAAGACTTTATTTATGAAATACTTCTCCAAGATTTGTCTGAGAATACGGATGATTATACGGATGAAGAGATTCTGGACATTCTTTCTTACGGATTAGATTCAGAATAATAAATGAATGCAAAAATATTATGGAGAATATGGGCGAGGACAATGGGTCAAAAAATCTCAGACGATGGGAAGGAAGCAGACATCGCAGCAGCCATTAGAACTTTTTGGTGGCTAATCCATATTACAACTTGCGGGTTCATTATCGCAAATACAATTAGACATTGGTAAAATGAAAAATAAATTTAAATTACTCTGGCATAAGCTCAAGAAATCCATGTTTGGCGAAGAATCAGATCTTGATTTAAATCAAATTCTGAATCCTCCAAGCTGGAGAGAGAGGCAAGTCCAGAATCAACTTATAGACAAGGAATATGAACAGGCTCTACAAGCTAAAGACCCTCACTGGTCAGATAGATACGACAAAGACTTTAAGAATGTCAAGAAAGAAGTAGTTAGGGTGAGAGAGTCATGAACAAAAGCGAACTTGTTTTAGCAATATTTATTGGCGTAATATTATTCATGATGTATCGCCTTGGTTTATTAGAAGACATATTCGATACATTTTAATTTTTTATTTTCGGCTGTGTAGTCCAATTGGCAGAGACAACGGACTTAAAATCCGTACAGTATGAGTTCGAATCTCATCACAGCTACCAATTTATATGATTAGTCATAAAGATAAATTTATATTTATACATATCCCTAAGTGTGGCGGCACTTCGATAGAGAGGTTTCTTTTATCCCACTATGGTATAAGTAATGATTGGGCAAGACAATATCCTTTGGAAGCATTGTCAATGAAGGTTAAATCTGAATTTAGTATTGGCTTTCAGCAGCAGCAACACATGTCTTTAAGTAATTTCGCCTTGGAAAAGCAGGAAGAATATTTTTCTTTTACTTTTGTCAGGAATCCTTGGGACAGGATAATGTCTTCTTACTTATATTCTAAGAGGCTTGGTTATGAGTTTACTTTTAAATCTTTTTTTAATTCTGCTGTATTTGAGAGTCACTGCAAACCGCAATCTTATTTTATCAATAAAAATATAGATTTTATAGGTAAGTTTGAGGATCTACAAGGAGACTTCGATTTAGTTTGCGAAAATTTGGGGATTGAATCCAAACAATTACCGCATGAAAACAAAACGGTTCATAAGCATTATACTGAATGGTATACTGATGAAAATAAAAAGCTGGTTCAAGATAAGTATTCTGAAGATATAGAAGCTTTTAATTACAAATTTGGATAATAAAAATGCGCTCGTAGCTCAATGGTTAGAGCAGGGGTCTCATAAACCCTTGGTTATCGGTTCGAATCCGGTCGGGCGTACCAATAAATTAACTTGATAACTAAACCAACTTTTGTTAGAATATATTAGCATGAAAACGTCAGATCAAATCTCATTAGTAATTGACTCATTAGAGACCTCAGTAAATCAATTAAAACGATTAAAAAATAACTTATCAAGCTCTGAGCTTATTTCTAGTGCTGAGTTAGAGGTTTCTAGTGCTGAATATAAAAGTTCACGCGAACTTGCCTCCGAGCTTGAAGCTCG